TAACGAGAATGGTGTTTTCGTAAAAAATGGTTCTGATGCTCATGACATTTGTAGCTATATAGTTAACCATTTACAAAGTACATTAAAAATTACCATAAATACAATAGAAGCTGTAGATGAAATAGGAAATAAAATAATTTATACAATCAAATAATTACCTGTAAGGCAATCCTCCTAACCAAAGAACTAGAGATTTTCTAGTACCCGATTCGACAGGAGTAACACGATGTAGCATAAAGGATGGGAAGATAGCGACCCGTCCTTTATTTTTTGGTATAATCGTGTCATGTTTACCGTATTTCAAGACTAAATCACCTCCGGAATATTCATCCGGTCCTGTTAGTTGAACTGTAATAGATATCTTCCTAAAGCATACAGGAGGCGTTCCGCCACAGTCTATATGCCAGTCATACATCCCTGCGTCCTCGCTATTGTATATCGTGTATTGGATATTTTCTGCGTTGTCTCCAATGTTGAATTGCCACATAGCATTATTGGCTTCTTCCGCGTAATAGAATAATTTCTCATATATCCAAGCGTACTCTTCGTTATTTGGTAGCCATTTGATAGTACTTCTCCGGTATTCATTAACGTCTTCGGGAGATCCTAAGACAGATGCATTTTGAGATTGAACTTTATCTGCTAATCTTTCGACCGCTTCTAATTCCAAATCGGAGAAACCGTTAGTGAAAGTGTAGTAATTTGTTAAGTTTGGAACAAATTGCTTGAAACCTATTGCCATATTACCCTAGTATTACTTTTTTGTTTTCAGTTAATGTGAACATTCCTTTTAGTCTAGTAAGATATTCATCGGTTACATAGACAGACACCCATTGTGAATCTCCTGATTCTAGTATGGATAACTCGGCCTCTAGCCTACATTCTGTTACAAGGATGTCGTTATTTACTTTTTCTACATCCTGTTTTTTAACCCAAATCTGTTTCATTTTTTTCTGTTTTTTCTTCTTTTTGTAAATCAGAATATAGAGCTTTATCAATATTGTTGACAAGTTGATTTTTTAGCGTAGTATGATTTTCTACCATTTGAATGTAGTATTTCAATTCATACTCTATCCTACCTAGCTCTATAAACATTGCATCTAAATCTTTTTGTTCAGTCATATTACTTTGTGTAATTTTCTATATATTCTTTTATCCTTTCTTGAACTTCGGAAAAATCAGGATTTATTTTATGAGAGATAAGAAATTTTTCTAGCTCCTCTCTTTTACCAGTAAATTCATTTTTCCTATTCAGATAAATATTAAACAAATATTCATTGTAATAGGTTTTATAATCCTCTGTATTTTCTGCGGAATTGTATAAAATACTTTCGCTCCATTCTAGTGAAATCATAATTAAAAATTTTTGGGTCCTATTAAATTTCCTACATTTACATAATAACAGTTATAGCACAACACTCTTATATTTTCTATTCTTTGATTATCTGTATTTCCGTCTATGTGATCTAAAAGAAAGGGACTTGACTCGTCTGATAATCTCTTTTCATGAAATCCGCATAGACAACACTTACTTGAGACCAATCCAGACATTAGTAGCCTCTTTTTGAAGTGAGTTTTATTTTTACAAATTCTCTTACCCTCTAGCACCTCTTTTAAATCAGAAAAGAAATCAGATGCCTTGGGTGTTCTAAAAACGCCTACTCCACTCTTGTTATTGGAAGTTTCATACCAGGTCTCTCCGGTATTAGGGTTTTTGTATATAGATGCGTATTTTTTGAAGGTAGATGGAGAAACTCGAAGGAATCTAGCTGCTTGTGCCGAAGAGTTAGTATTTTCTATTGCGTATTTTATTTCGGACTCGCTTAGATTTATTTGAGGCCGCCCATTAGGATTAAAAGACTTTCGTTGAAACAGGCTCATTATATGTTTGTTATATGTACTTCAAAATTCATGTTATCTGCTATTAAATCTTCGCAGTATTCATTTATTAGTTCGGAATCTTGTACTTTTTTAAAATCTACTTTTTTATTATTTTTAAGGATGATAGCTAATTGTTCTGCCGATGTAATAGGAATGCCTAAGAAATTATAAAATACTTCTACGTAATCCTTAATCGTTGATCCATTATCATGCACTACAATTTTATACTCATGCTTACCATCTTTGCTAATCCAATTTTCAGGAAGAACAATGTTAGATAAAGTATTTGATAAATCATTTATTGCATCTTCGAAATGTAGGTATTCTTTTACAGACAATGGATAGCCTGTATGAGGATCTATCAAATACATGTAAACTTTATCCAATAATGGAATCCATTTTAATCTAAACATGTTTAATTTGTTTTAAAGCGTTCTTAATTATAATACATTTAGCAAAATCATTTTTCTTTTCATAATACTTTAACATCTTCTCTGATATGTCTATTTTTTCATGTTTAGACACTTTATCTGACCAATTAGTGAAATTATTTTTAGATGTTATGTCAAAGACTAAATCTATCGCTGCTTCTTCATAATCACTTATCTTGGCCATCTTTATCTGGTTTAGCGGGTGCACTTTTTGGTTTTTCTTTAGGCTGTTCTTTTTGTTTTGGCTTTTCTTGAGTTTTGGCTGGATTCCTGTCTGCTTGTTTTGTTGTAGGTTCTTCTACAGGCTCTACCTCTTCCTCAATAAATTCGCTTATATGGAGAGTCATTACTTGGTTCTTCAACTCTCTTCCGTTTATTTTTAATTTTGCTGCAACTAGTTCTGATGGGTCCTCCTTAAAATATCCGATAGAAAATTCATTGTCCTTTAACAGCCTGACAATAACTCCACTATCTCCTGCATCATTTCTTACAATCTGATATCCACTCTCTTCTAAAGTCGTATCCGCTCCCTGGGCGCCTAAATCTTTTACTTTAGTCTTATCCTCTTCCTCTGGTGCGGCTTTTTTTTCATTTTCTGGATTCTCTTCGGCAAATGCGTCAAAAAATTTCTCCCAAAGAGCTCGAGCTTTCTTAATGTTAAAAATTTTTATCTTATCTTTGGTTCTACTTAACGCACTATCTATACGGTTTAAAATACCCTGGGCTACCTTAGATTTATATCCTCTAGGTAGGTCTGATCTTTTTAGTGTTAGAATTGATTTTGCAGCTCTTTTAGAATCAGCAAACTCAAACTTCATGCCCTGCTTTGCAACTTTCTGATCTAGTTCAGCAGTAGACAATGTTTTTATATCCTTATCCTGTTGTTTTAAATCTACGTCTGCCATCTTATTTTATTGATGATTCGTTAATTGCTATGCCGGTTATCCCTAGAGTAACTTTACCTAACTTTCTTGGGAATAGAATAAAGATGAAGTCTGTGATAATACCTGCAAGTTTTACCGATTCTTTATATATTATAACAGATCCATTAGCTAATATTTCTTTTTCTTTTAAAGATATTGTGTCATGAGCTTCCTGACCTAATATACATTTATCTGTTTGTCCTAGATGATTAGACACGGATTCAGTACAATTTTTAACAAAAGTTTCCACGTAAGCTGTATTTGTTGCTAATAATTTACCTTCTGAACTTTTTAGCCACATAGGTAAAGGTAAATCTAGTGCTGAACTTTCCAACAAAGATATTCCATTTTTTAGAACAAATATTTCTTGCTTTAGTTTTAAGTTATCCTCGGAAGATGTACTAGATTTAGATTCTAATTCATGTAGTTTTTCCTCTAAATCTTCTATTATTTTATCCTGTCTTCCTAATAACGTATTATAATCTACAGATTTTTGCTTATTCTTGTTTATCCAATAAGAAAAAATATGTCTAATGCCTAGCGCACTAAGTATGGCGGTTATTCCATAAAATAAATTAGTTATTTCTGGTAATTTCATTTCTTACTTTTTTTGTCCGCGGCATCCATTTGTCTTATTATTTTATTAGCCCACGACCTTCCTGGGGATCCACCCCAAAGTAACCCTGCGATATAACCTCTATCTTGACTAGGGGATTTACCTGCATCCACTTTTAAATTTTTGTTATGTCTACTGAAAAAATTTCTCATTCTTTTAACTGTTTCAGGACTCATCTTACTTTTATTTTTTAAGTTAGATGCTCTCTGAACTCCGGAACCTACGCCCGCTTGTTTAGCCTGCTTTGCATTTAAGCCTCCTTTACCTCCTGACTTTTTCCTCATCTCCAATCCCCTTTCTGCGGCTTTTGCTACACTATCTGGAGGGGTAAAATTTATATGACTGTATTTGCCCTCAAGTAATTTATATATCTGCTCTTTAAGATAAGTAACTGATTCTTTGTTAACCTCCTCTTCTTCTCCGCCTTCAACGCTTCCAATGTTCGGTATTGCTGCGTCAGATTTATTTAACATGTCTAGGGTATAGGTATTAGATCCTATTTTTACTTTTGTTACCGCCTTATAATCAAAAGGAGCCGACTTACCAGAAGCCTGATAGCCGGTCCCTTTATTTTTACCCAAATCATTTTTTGAAGGTACAGATAGCATATTGCCGTCAACAAAAACCTTTAATGACAATCCTGTGTCCAAATATTGAGATAGATATTCTTTGTCAAAATATAGCATATTCTTTTTTATATAAATAGTTATAAAAGAAGTATAAATTATAAATATGCCACATTACTTCTTTTTTTTCTTCTTAGCTGCTTGAGCCTGCTTCCATAACTTGCTATCAGCATCTCTAGAACCACCTACACCGGTAATAAAGCTATTCACTCTACCCATCGCCCATTGATCTTGAGATACACCAGGTCTATGTCCGGTATTCCAGGCAGCTTTTCCTTTATTGTAAACTTGACGTAAAATTCCTAGAGGTATTTCAGATTTCTCTGCTTTATTTTCTAGTCCTTCTTCCGAAGCATCTTCATCTAAAGAAATAGCGTCCATGTACTCTATTACCTTTTGTTGAACGATTTCTCCGAATCTTTTTTTGAACGCACTAGTAGCTGCTCCTTGTTTTGTTTTTATCCTCTCCCCCTTGTCTGTATAATCTGCGTCCCAATCCTGCTTGTACTTATCCTTCCCTGAAAATTTTTCTATTTCCCTTTTCATTGCTTCTTTGGATCCCATTTTTCCCTTATCTTTTAACCCTTTAAGATATTTTTTAGGTACTTTCTTTTGATCGTCCATAATACATTTTTGTTTTATAAGTTATTATTTAATTTTTCCATTTCCAAAAAGTCTAAAACAGGTCTATATCTATCAAAATATTCCGGATAGATTTCTTTATACTCTCTTAATTGGTAGAGATTATCTAGTTTTATTAAATCCTTCTCATAAGTTTTTGAAATAGATTTGTCATTTTGAATATGTATTGTACCAATATTACTTTCATACATCCCAGGAGCATAATTTTCTATAATAAATGGAAATTTTTGTAGGAAATCGAATACCTCATTAACTTTAATCTTATCCCATTCCATGCTAATAACTATACTATTATCTAACACTATTTGATTTACAGGAGTATATTTATAGTTGTACCCCCAAAGTCTATCAGCTAAGTAATATAAAGTATTTGCCTGTTCTTTATCTATATAAAACTTAATTAAGTCTCTGTATTTTTTATCTCCTACAATATGCAAAGAATCAGAAAAAATTTCTAAGAATCCAATAAAATCTATAAACTCTTCATCGGTTGGTTGATTTGTTTCAGAAGACATGTCGACAATGATTCCAATATTATATTTTTTATTAGGAGATATTGCATGATATTCATTTTGAAGTGGCATTCCTCCCCATTTCCTAATGAAATTTCTTGTAGATATGATGTTCTGCTTCTCCCATTCATCCGAATTTTTACCAACTTGTGTGATAGTTGGATTAAATCTTGATCCTCTACATGTCATGTGATAAACAAATCCTTCCCATGTCTGTACAAATGTTGCGCCATTTAACATTAATCTATTCCAAATGTCAGAATCTTCTTTTGATTGAACATAGAATAGGGAATCATGTCCACCAATGCTTAAAAATTCTTCTTTATAAAAAGCCCATGGAGCAAAGACACCGTTAGTTATTGGTTTCTTCTTTTTTACATAACTTTCGGCTAATTTTAGAAACAAATCCTCCTTGAATGTTTCAGGCTCGGTACCTAAATCAGACGTTATCTTCTCATGTCCCGGAGGATGTAATGGAGGTTCTACTCTAGTAAGTGAGACAACAGTTTTCTTATCTACCATGTTTTTCTCAATAGCGTCCAATGCTCCTGGAGCTAAATACATGTCGCAATGCCATATAATGCATATATCATGTAAGGATCTTCTAATTAAAGCATCATATAATATAGTGTGACCTAATCTTGTATCTCCTTCATTCCGCATAATTTTTAACATTGGATTTACTAGAGATTCGCTGTAAACCCACTCCCATGTACCATCAGTGGAGGCATCGTCAGCAAAACAGATTTCCACTTCATGATTTCCTTTATTTTTCATAATGGAATCATACGACCATTTGAAATACTTTAAGTTATTTCTTCCGGGAACAATAAAACTAATTTTCATTTACTAGATTATTAAGTTTGTTTATAAAACGTTTTTTAAATACATCTTCGTGGTAATTCTCCTTGTATAAGAACAAAGTCTCCTCCGAGCATGTGTTATAGAATGTAGGGTCTGATAATTTTTTAACCATCTCCCCGGCGGCCTTAACATCTCCTAGTTCTACGGTAGTATATGGATGAAGGTATTCTTGAGTATCTAAGCCTCGGTAGCCAATACAGGGAATGCCTAGATATGAGCAATTCAATGCAAATGTACCGGCGGCATGAGTTCTCATCAAGTGAATACCAATCTTAGCCTTATCTGCTAGTGTTTCGATAAAATAAGTCCAGTCCATGTAAGGTAGATGGTTGATATCCGGAATTAAATCTTCCTCTTCCTTCTTTCTTCCCATTGAAGGAGCAAATATTGGAATTTCAGATTCAGTTCTTAAGAAAGATTTCCTACCGCTCAGAGCCGTTAGAAAAGAATCCATTCCGCCATACCAAGAACAGGAATTACCGCCAATTACAATACCTTCTGCTTCGTATTTCTTAGATACTATATGTTTAACAGTATCTTCAATCATTAGAGACGGCATGACTAGACATTCTAAATTAGTAATTCCCTTGTAGTATTTATAATCGGATGAATTATGACAAAGTAGAAAATCACAAGTTCTAAGCGCGTTATAGAAATTTATTTGAGTTTCTACGTCATAGTCCTGCCAGTACCAGTTGGGACCTTCTTGCATCATACACACTTTCTTAGCAAAGTATTCCTTAATAAACTCTATTTCTAAGAAAGGATCTTTTTTACCCGGAATAATAATAGCTAAATCTACCTTTTTAAAAGATGGAGTACTCTCTATATATTGCTTTATTAACTGCGTATTAGAAGGAACGTTTAGTGCATCCAAAGCAATTGACCATGCGACATCAGTTCTTGCGTTATGGAAGTCTCTAGGGTATTTGACAAAATTACCAATTTCCGATATTATAGCTATTTTCATATATTATAGAACTTTACAAATTACTCCCTCGCTGTCCGCTAAAATAACACTATTAAAAACATTATAGCCGGCCTCATGTCCAATATGCTTAACAATTTCCATTCTTTTAAAATCAATCGTTTCATCCACTGCTCTCTTTACTCCTTTTGCAGTGGGATGTCCATAATCATCAAATGCAATATATAAATCTTTGTCTTCTCTCTTCATTCTAAGACATCTTTCTATATCTTCTTTTACATTTGAATAATCATGTACGCAATCAATAAAACATAAATCTATCTCATCGGTTATAGTCATGTAGGTCATGTTAGAGTAAGCATTTCCAACTATACATGATATATTTTTTCTACCTCTATTATTTTCAATTACTTTTTTGATATTATCATCAGAATGGTCTATAGCATAAACCTTTTCAGCAATATAGGATAATACTCTAGTTGTATATCCCCAATTAGCACCTATTTCTAAACAAGTTTTAATTGGCTTATCAGAGAAGAACTCTAGTAAATCTTTTTTAAATTTATGAGAAGTCGTGTTCTTGTTCTCTTTTTTGTCCGGTATTCCTTGTAGGATTTCTTCGTAGTTATACATAAAATAATCTTGTTAGTTTTTCGTAAAATATGTTATCTTGTTTAACAATAAAATCTCGGAAAAGGTTACACTTATAATGATATTTATCCGGATTTCTATATATATCAGAAGCAACTTTATGATACTCGGAAGGAGATGATGCAAAGTTCATATAGCTAGCTGCTCCAAAAAACTCAATATCATAAGGATAAGTAATAATAGGACATTTTGAGAAAGCGATTTCGGAATATCTATTATTTATCATGCCTAATTCTCTTTGGCCTTTACCTATAATAGCAACAGCACTTTTTGCAGATTTATATAATGACCCTATATTATTTGGCGGCAACATTTCTACCCAATTCTTATGATTATTCCAGCCATTACCATAAATAGATATTACATCATTTTGCTCCGAGAAAAATATATCCCTTTCTAACTTGTATGAATCATCTGTAAGCCTATTGAATCCCATTCCTAGAAATACACTCTTTTTATCATATTGAGGATTGTAAACTAATTCAGAATCATCAATAGCCAGGAAGTAATATTCAAAATGCTCTGCGCAAACATTAGTAAATAAATCATCATACATTTTTTTAGAATTGGTGATTATCTTATCGTAATAAACTCCCCATCCTTTTACAATGCCTTCATATCCTAAAATGCCATTAGATGTTGCACATAATATTCTATTTCTACATTTTACATTTTTAATTATGTCGAATGTAGCTGCATCTAACATCTCATAATAAATGACATCAGGATCTATCTCATCAATGCTATTTTTATATTCTTCTGCATTTTTAGCATCAATTTGAGACATGTTCAACTGATGCAATAAAATAACTTCATGTCCTTTCTCATGTAATTTTTTTCCCAATGCTTCCGATAACTTATAATTACCCATGGGATACGGCTGATGTATAATTAAAATTCTCATTCTTGAAAAATTATTAGCATTTCCATGTTATAAGGACTAGAAGCATACACAGAATATCCATAAGAATTTGAAAGATTTTTGATTGTGTCTAATGTAATACCTGTGTAATCGCATTTTCCATCCTGATTAGTCCCAAATAAATGAGCGTCGTCAATAGCAATCAAATCGTTATCCTGGGCTGTTTCAAAGATAAGCTCTAGTTCTTTTAGGAGAGGAACATCATCTTCTCCTCTAGCGTATTTTTCGGCACCTGCGTGAGCGTCTAGCCAAAAGCACATAGGCTCGTCTCTGTCCTTTAAGAATTCACGCAAGAAAGATACGCTGTCATTCTTATATAACCATAGCTTTTCTGAAAAATAGGAGCATACATCGTTGAAATCGGAATCCTCTGTGTCGTCTGCTAAAATTGCGTCGAAGAATTGTCCTTTCTCTTCTACTTTCTTGAACCGGTTAGATGCTATTTTGGAAATAGAGTCGCCTAGTTCTACTGTAACCCATTTGTCAAAGTCATCTAAATTTCCGTTGTATCGAAGTGCCGTAAGAGCTGATCCTCCTTTGAAAGTCCCTGTCTCCACAAATATTTTAGGACAGGGTCTCCTAAGTTTTTCTTGAGCGATTGCCTGATAAAAGGCCGGTAAAATGTAACCCATAATATAATCTATTTAAATATTTTCGCCGTCTGTTGTTTCGTCAAAAAATAAACCGTATATATCAAATAGAATATCTGCTATTTGATTGTCTATGTCATTAACCCATTTGAAATCCCTGTGATAATACATTTTTCTGATTTCGTCTATTAATTCATCATCATTTGAAGCTAATATAAACGCGACATCTAAATTCAAGTCTTCTTTATCAGTATTAAACCTTACAAGATCTCTTAAAGTTCTTTGTACTAGTTGTAATTTTTCTTCCATGGTTATTTAAATGTTAAGTTGAACAAATCTTTGTCAATTCTATTTTTAACATAGTCTTCTAGTACTTTCATGCTATAAGAGTTATCTGACAAATCAAAATGACCATCCCAATCACCTCCTTTTTCCTTCCAAAATTTTCTTCCGGTTTCCGACTTTAAAAAATCTTCTATTTTTTTTACATTGTCATTAGGATAAAGGCTATTATACTCATCCATTACGTCTCTATAATTGCTCTGAGCGACTCTGTCCGGAATAAACCCGTATCTCAAAAATACATAATAACCAAAAAGATTTTCTGCTTTTAAAAACTCTCCTTCTATTTTTCTAATTTTACCAAAAGATTTCAGATTAGCAATTTGTCTTACTAAGATATTTAAACCAGCTCCTGAAATATCTTCACCTCCTTTATTTGCTATATCTATGAATTTATTGGTTAAAGTTCCCGTGTTAAAATCATATTCTCTAGCAATATCATATCTCTTAGACTCAAAAGTGAATGTTGTTTTACCGTTGTTTTTTTTCTCAATTATAACTTTTTTTATATCTGATACAGGAGTGTCAGGAGGTATACCAGTCATGTAAGCTAATAGTCTATATTCTCTCTCTGTTTTTTTGTCCATAAATTTTTTATCAGTTAATTTCTTGGCCTTTCTCCTAGTCAAATTATCATTTGATTCAGAGGATCCGAAAAATCCTGAAAAATCCTCGTCAGTTACTCTCTTATAAGATACTAACCCGGTGGGGAATACATAAGAATTTTTATCTACCTTAAAATCACTGACTGAATTTAATTTCTTAAAAGCCTTCTCCGATTTAGAAATATCTTTGACAATCTTACCTATATTCTTTTCGTGTATTTTTATTTTCTTAAGACTGTTCTCTAAATCTTTTAAAGTTTTTTTCATATCATCAGATGCCATGTTCTTTCATTTTATTTAAAAAATCTTGATAAGTATTTAATCTATCCTGTTTACTATTTCCGTATAATTTATTTAGATTGTCTTTATTCAAATCTCTTACAATGTTATACCAATCTCCTTTCTTTTCCTGAGTGCTAGTTGTTTTTCCGAATACAGATAACGCATATTTTCTTTTTTCCGGGTGTTCCCTATTATGTACTTTAAGTATATCTTTTATTACAAACTGCACATATTGTTTGTCCATAACTTTCATGCATTCGTGCATAAAAGAAGTATCCTCCCCACTTAAGCCCCAGAATCCTAATGGAATATTCGCTCCAGCTTTTATTAATTCAGAGCTTATACATAAAAGACTTCCATCAAATTTAGGATGATATAATATGTCTATATTTTCAGATGTCTCATATCTTTTATTTATTTCATCCATTTCTTCTTTAGTCATGACATATCGTATAGAATGTTTTTCGGTAAAACATCTAGGGTCTGATTTCTCGTAGTATTGTAGATTTGTAAATTCAGGATGTTCTAAAGGTTCCCAAGAAGAATCCCACATTTTTCTGTCTGCAAAAGTAGCAATGTATCTAAAGACATTATGAGGAATAGCTGATTTTTTTATTTTGTCTAGGACATTAAAAGCACAATGAGGCACCAAGCAGTCGGTCTCTCCCCAAATAACCCAATCTACCTTGTTAGCATATCTATAATTTAAGTCTCTTCGATAATTTACCATTGTATAAGGCTCCTCTGTATCTTTAGGTAAATCAGTTTGAACTATATTACAGTTTGTTTTTTCTTTTAATGAACTGATTATTTGCATGAATTTCCATGTTATCTCAGTTAATATCTGTTTACTCTCACATATTTCAAAGGAATCAGAAGTATTTAATAGTAAATCTATGTAAATATTCTCCTGGTTTTCTATATTTTTTACAGAGTCAATTATGCTATTAATCAGATAGGGTAACATATCTATCTCGTAAAACATAACATTGGTGCCTATAACATATTTGTAATCTAACTTAGTCATACTTGTTATTTAGAAAATTATAAGTTTCTTGCATCCATTCACCGGGAGTCGGTTTAACTCCGCCATTAAAATGATAAATCCAGCCAAAATTAGTGTGCAGCATATCCGGAGTAAGAACTTCAAATCTATTCATATCCTGCATGTTGTATTCGTAAGGAAGATACACTTTTTCTATGTTGTGTATTTCCGTCAAATAATTTAAAATAGGTTGATCTTTACCCACCCCAAGGGATTGAAAGTCTTCTAGTTTACCCTTATTCTCTGCGTAAAAATCTTTTACAGCCTCAAAGAATTTTTTATGAGACTTATTGAATATCATAACCCCGGAATTAAAGTAACGAAACGGGTTTACCGATACAGATTTATTAAACAGAACATCAGAACAATTTTCAATACTCCTGCATACCCAATCCATACATCCGAAATTTCTGACTACTCCGAACTTGTCTCCTACCAAATCAAATATGTAGGGCATTTTAGGATGTACTATAGTATCAGAATCTACATATAAAACTCGATTGTAATCAATTCCTTCGATGTCTAGTATGTTTAGGATAAATATTTTATTCCACTGGAATCCTAAATCAGAAACAACTTCGGAAGATATAGAAAATAATTCTACGTTATTTGCGTCACACCACTTTTTCCAGGATTTTGAGCTTATCGAATATCCCTGGTTAGCGGATCTTTCAGATTTATCTATCGCTATTTGAACAACTATATCTTTACTCATAATATTTTTTTACTAGCTCCCATGTTTTTGCCATTAATTCATATCTATCTCCTCTAGTTGGAAATCCGCTGAACATCCATAACCATCCGTATTTAATAAAAAACGGATCCTTATTTCCTGTTTGCCAATTATGACTCATCCAATTAAATCTATTTAGATGCGTAAGCATATAGGCAGGATTAAGTGTATGAACATCAAAAGGAATGTTATTGTCCTGTAAGAAGTAATTAAAAACAGGTTGGTCTGTTCCTCTTTTTATCTTTTCATTCTCTAAGAACATAATTTCCTTGTTCTTATCTTTAAAAAAGATTTCTAAGTCAGATAGGAAGCCGTAATTTTTAGCATTAAGGATAACATTACCGGTGCATATATATTTCTTCAAATCAAAAACTACAGAGAATAAATCTTTATACCCTTGTATTCCTTCATTTATCCAATATAGATTTTCTAGAGATCTGTGACCATAAACAATTTCCGGATTAAGTTCTTGTTGATTCCAAGGAGCAGGGGCGTCCCATCGTATCATCGTAGACCCGTCAACTGCCCATATCCAATTAGGAGTAACCCCTTTGTCGGATATAACTCTTTTCATATCAAACCACCTCTGCCAAGTAACTTTTGTTCCAGGTTTTTCTGGATTATAATCCGGTAATTCGTAAGGTACAAAAACCACATTATTTTTTTGGCACCACCATTCCCATGTTTTTCTCGATACATCAAGATAACTAAATCCGCCATGTTTATCATTCATGTGAGGGTCTTTGTTCTTGACACCAATCCAATAAACAACATTTTGCATAATCTATAATTTGTTTTTATTTCTCATCAAATAGCCTAAGTATTTACTCTTAGATTTTTTTTCTAAGATATAATTTCTATGTATTTGATTTCTAGAATTATTACACCACTCTAAATTGGAGACAGTATTATTTGTCTTTTCTCCATCTATGTGATTTACTTGTGGGTGATTATTAGGGTTTGGAATAAAAGCCATGGCGACTGCTCTGTGCATAGCCATATTAAATCTAGCTACAGTACCGGTCTCCTTAATTGGGTAGGAAAATCTAATCATTAAATACCCAGCTGTTGTAAAAGATTGAGCGAGAATAGATTCGCCTAATGTGTATGTTGAGTAATTATACTCGGAACCATCTTCCTTTTTTCTTTTTTGTACGCATAATCTTTCCATCCTTTTTACTCTACCTAGATTAGATACTTGATACCAATCTTCATAATTTGGAAAAGGTCTCCATACCTCGCCGGGTAAAGGTTTTAAATCCATATTTTCACGAATCTCCATAGGATAGACTTAAAAAAAATCGGGATGGCTTTCCATCATCTTCAAATAACTTTGTTGTTTTACTTAAACTACCGATTCTAGATTATTAACTAATTAATATATAATAGTTATATGACAAAAGAAAAATAACATTACTCTAGTAAACAAGAATCTTTGCCTGTTTGTTGAACCAATTCCCAGTATTTTTTACCTGCTGTACCAGAAATATAAGAGTCCTCTTCGTTATAAGGTAATTTATCTATATAATTAGCCTTACAGAAATATTCCGGATTTCCTTCAACTACTCCGGCGTTATGAAAAATATTGTTTCGGTACCATGAATTTTCGTCATCAGTTGCCCAAGAAAAAGATAAGTTACCATGCACAATTGTGCTAGCGTTCATTTTCCATCCGTTAAATAATATTGCCCACATATCCGCACACCATATTTGAAGTTCGTTATAACTAGGATTTTCTTGCTTTTTTAAGCTATTAATTGCTGTGATATCTCTAAATAAATTCTCTGAATCTCTTTCTACATCCTGCCAGAAATGAAGAGTGATATATTTTAGCAGGTATTGTGCTCCTATATTATTGTAATTATTCTCTAATAGCTTTTCTTGAGGTATATTTGCTATAGAGCAGACGGAATTAAGTACATCAATTCCTTTACTATCTATATAATCGTGAGAAAGATATGAATTACAATCAGAACCATACCAATTACCATCCTGTATCATATCATCGCTAATCCATTGATTTATAGGTCTAGTAAATACAATGTCACAATCATGGTAGAATATAACATCGTTAACTAAGTCAGGATTTCTTTCCCAGTGCTGCTTTAAAATATTAGGTCTTATCGAAGAGACGTAATTTTTAGACTGTCTTGTATCCGGGTAAAAGTAGTATTTTACCGAATTGTATTTCATAATGAGCTTAAACCATAAATTAGGAATCGTGTTCGTCTCATCAAGTGCGCAAACAATGTTAATGGAAGAAGGGTCTACGCCCATTTCTAAGAAGTTTTTAATCATAACTTCTACCTGCCAAGCATAGTATGAGGTAGCCGGTTGTGCGCAAATAAATTTCAATCTATCTGATGGAGTGCGCTCTAAAACAGGAACCGGTGGAGGATTGTACTCAGGTATTTGATTCACTAATTCTTGGATTTCCTTTGACATACTCTTATCTATTTCAGCCCATTTTCCTTCCGGGCAAGCGTTTTCCACCGGAGAGAATATCTTACTCTTTAATAAACATCCACATACACCACAATGAATGGTTGGGGATGTCTTTTTGTGTTCGCAGGTATCGCAAACTGCGATACGAGCCTCCGCTAATTTACTTTGTTTTTCGTTGGGGTTTAATTGGATTCCCCATGACCTTAAAATCTCTATAAATTTGTTCATGATTCTTTAGTTATTCCATTCAGGTTTGCCAAAATATTATAAAAATGTAATACAAAATTCTGCGGGGAATACATATCAATCAATGTCTTCCTCACATTACTATTAATATCTTTAACATCATTATTGTTCAATGATAATACAACATCAATAAGATTATTTAAATCATCCCAATTATTATTACATGCAAAATAAGTCTCTCTATCTATGTAAGGATTAGGATAAGTAATGACATTATCCATGAAAGGCTTAATCAATATACATCCAATATTCCATGTTTCAAAATCTCTAAAACATATCTCACCCATGCCAAAAGGAGATATGGCACATTTACTCTTACTCAATGCTACACTATAATCTTCAGGATTAAGCCTGCTAGAAACGATATTATAGGTACCATCCAATTTACCCAACTCGTCCAAGCTCCGCTTTCTATGTCTGCTATAATATAAATCGTTGCGAATTCCAAAGTCATAATTCTCCTTATGATCCGCTTGATAAACTGCAAATATATCATGTTCCTTTTTTACTTCATGATTCGCGAATTGCAAATAATGTGGATGATAATACCCGAGATTATAACCAGATAAAACAATGTCATCATATCTTTTTACATCATAGGAAACCTTATCCTCCCGGCCGGCATACATGTTCCACCATTCCTTGCCCAATGGAGATGGAATGCTATATACATCTTTACTATATATTTGATTCTTTATTAATTTTTCTGCATTGCTATTTTCAAATACATCATAAGATCCTAAAATAGATGGAGAATCAGAACCATCATATAGCATGAATCTTCCATCTATCTCATGTAATCTTTCTAATCCATAATCAATAGAATCCCGTAAAGACTTCGCCCGCCGGTTAACAAAACATTCATCACCTAAAATGCTTATATCCCAACTGTCTACTATATCCCCAGCAATAATAAAATCTATTCCTACATCTTTGAACAAATCTTTATACATCAAAAATCCTCTATATGTAGCTTTATTTCTACCCTTAGTATCATCAACTAATCTAATACGTAACATAAGTTCAACATTTAGGAATAATCATATTATAATTTAGAATACATTTCATTTTGACTTATCTGCTTATTAATATCCTTAACATGTAATAAGCACCAATTCCACTCACTAGGAATAGCAGAGTAATGTGAATACCCTGTAATTACTTCATGTACTTTATTCTTAAATCTAATACTATCCTTGTTCCTATATATCCTAGTTTGATAATCCGGAAAATTAATAATAGGCTTATGATAAACAACAATCCTACTATCTCCTTTATCGTTTACCTTATAATCTTCTTTAATTAGATTATTCGTCTCAAGAACCTTATAGAAGTCACTGTAAATGCTTATAGGCTCCGTAGTAGAACCCATAGCATTATTCTGTTTACCTATATTCCATTTCCATTGATTAATCCAATCCTGTGTAATACCTTCTACTATGTTTACCCGAGGAACTGCAATCATCTCCATGTTTTCATTAATCTCCAACAATTCTCTTAAATTATAAAGCAAATATTGATTCAACAATTCATCTGCATCAATTTGAAAAATCCATTCTCCTCTTGCATGATTGAATAAATTGTTTTTAAATGTAGCAAAATCTCCGTTCAATGGAAAATTTACATGCTTTATAGAATCCGAGATGTCATGATTATTAATTACATGCAGAACATCTTTAGTTACCTTGGAGGAATCTGTCTGTACTATAATTTCCGTATCTATTCCCAAAACGCCTTCTAACTGGGAAAGTAATACAAATAATTCCTCGTTCTCATTGCAAGCAGTAACACAGTAGGAAATAAATATGTTATCCAATTTCTCTGTATTTTGGAGCGTTTAATTCATATAGTTTCTCAAAGGCCAAAGCAAAGCCGTTCGCGTCAAATTCAATAGAGTTATCCACATCTACTTTACGTTGAATCTCTGCATTTGGGTAAGACTCTACATCATCCTTAGTAAAATCCACAATAGCACAAACTTTCCATACTAATTTCCTATTCTCACCCTCGTCCGGAAAAATAACCGCCTTGTCCAATGAGAATATAAAAGGGTACCAAACGCAATGGTCCACGTCAATGTGCCGCTTGTCGATACAAATCCGGGGCAGCGTCGACTCATACTGAATCTGATTATCCGAGCCAAGAACAAGACTTGAGTCCGTATAGTAGCCGCTGCCCATACATAATTTGGTAAGAATTCCAGAGTCAGTAAGTTCAACAATAACTTCGTCTTTCCCTGTAATAGGAGATTTCTCTTCTAATGTTTCGCTAATCATTCTACTAGTTTTAGTTTTGGTAATTTTAATGTATTTAATTTAGGTTGATTACTAGACTGATTTATTTCAATAGAATCCAGGATTTCCTCTAACTTATCTACCATTTTCTCAAAAGAAAAATGAGTTAGTGTATGTACTCTTTGCTTTTCTGCATTCTCCTTATGTTTTTTATATCTAGTAAAAACATCTGCAATAACTCCAGCCGAATACATATAATCTACGGTAAACCATTTTGCGTCCTGAATAAACCAATCGTTTACTACAGATCTATCTACTTGTTCCAATCTACCAGGAAGAAGTGAAGAATACTTAGGGTGTAAGAAGTCAAGCTGTCCGGACCAATTAGAAGCGATAATAGGCTTTCCAGTTACGGAAAATTCTGCTAAAGGCCTGCCGTATCCCTCTCCTTTAGTGAAAGAAATCATTGCTTTTACTTTTGGGTCGTTGTATAGATTATTCATTTCTCCATCTGATAAATCTCCATGAAGTACATAGATGTTAGGTCCAGCTTCCCCGTCTAGTATAGATCTAATTTTAGATTGTATTTCATTTAAATCACCTACCGAGTATTTACCTCCACTAGTTTTTAATATTAACGCCGGTCTATTGTTTGCGGGCATTCGTTTAAAGGTATCAAAAAATACTTTTATCATGGCTCCTACATTCTTTCTATCATTTCCAAAAGAACCTTGCAGCCAATGTCCTACAAATAGATAACAGAAGTCTTCCTTGACATGCTCTAAAATCCCCATATTTTCATCAGGATCCATTTTATTAGTGTATAGTGTCGTGTCAACCCCCTCAAATAAAATCTCCTTCCTGAGGCTATCTCTGAGCTTTAGAGTTCCTTCGAGTTGATTTGTATTTTTGTTTACTTTGTCAAAAACAGAATCGTTTATAACATCCAAAGAATGCTTAGATGTTGTAAGAAGCATATCCATGTTATTACATCCTTCAATCCATTTAGGAGCACACATGTCTGTCTCAATTCCAGCAGTAAATCCTATATTATATTTCCCACATCTAACAAATTCATTAGGAATAGTCAGTTGTATAAAAATATCGTCATTTGCGTCAGTTTTAGGTACAATTCTTTTAATAATCTCCAAATCATTTGGATTATTTTTGTCTAGTGCATTAGTCGGAGTGTTTCCCCATGCTGTAGAGACAATTTTTAAATCGTACTTGTCCTGTAATGCAATTAATGCCCAGGCAATATCTCTTCCGTGCGCTCCATATCCTGAGGCTGTATATACAGGTGCTACTAGAGTTACTTTCTTTTTCATAAAATTCCTATTGCTTTATTAGTTTTTTCTGGTTTTATTTTGTGAAGTGAGAATTTAGATCTAGGCTTCCAGTTATCTAAGGCTATACCTATGTTTTTAATAAATCTATTACTCATTTCTTCTGCTGACATACCTATCTCAGGATTTAAGGCAAAGTCTATACCTTTACTTCCTAAAGCTTTTCTTTCTGTTCTAGGAATATTGTACCAATGTAAAAGGGCTACAGCTACATCCTCAAAAGAAACTCTATCGTCAAAGATGTACGGAGTTGCCGGGGAACCTTGTAAAGATCTATTGCTAGGAAATACTGGATAAGCCCATTCTCCATGATTTCTAAGTACCCCCGAATGATTTGTAGGGAACTCTTTTGTGAACTTCATGTGATTTCCTTTGCTGTCAACAAATCCGCATTGATCTTGTAGACCACCGGTTACATTGTTTATGATAGGCGTTCCGGCCATTATGGCTTCAGCACCGGATAATCCGAAACCTTCGTTAGATGCTATGTTAACAACAACATCAGCGAAATTATACCAAAAATTTAAAGTCTTAGTATCTATCTTTTTATCCGAAAAGATAACTTTTCCTATTGGATTTATGGCTTTTACTGTGGCTATTAAATCTGTTCCGTTTCCATCAATAGGGTCGGTGTGCATAACCAAGACACATCTACTAGCTTTGTTCTCATCTCTTAGAAGCTCACAGAATTTACTAAAAGCGAGAATAACATCTCCTGGTTGTTTTCTTCTGATATTTCTGTTATTCCAGAAGACTAGAAAATCGGTAGGAGTTTCCTTTTTAAATTCGGATATATACTTTGTATATTCTTCAAATACTTCGCTTTTCTCTGATATTTTATAAATGTGCTTATTGTTTATACCATGCGGGATATAAGCGGTATATGTTGTATCATTTGAAAAGTTTTCAGGCATTCCACAATCTAAGTCATGTGTCTTATACTCATTTTCTTCTAATACTATATTAACTAAATTATGAGTCTGTTTAGAAATGTTAAATATAAAATCACATGATGCATAAAATTCTGCATTCCAATGAGGGTATGGTAAATCATCCCATATATTATAATACATTAATGGAATAGATGTTCTAATTTCTCTTTCCATGTCGTATAACCACTCCCAAAAACGAGGATCTGTAAAATGCAATATTGCATCAGGCGATTCTCTAGAAATAATTTCTCTTAGTTTTTGAGGGTCTCCATATCCATTATTAGGATAAATCAATACGCTAGCGTCATCAATACCCATTTCTTTATTAACATCTTCGGAAACATCAATTATTTTACCTGCGTCTGGATTTTTTATAGCAGCACCTAGTTGAATCCAATCAAAGTGTTTTGCTGTCCCAACTACAAGTTCTCTAGACATTACGCCAATACCTGAATTTAGACGCAGGTCATCCGAAAGAAGTAGTATTTTTTTCTTCTTTGGCCTATTAGTTATTTTCCTTAATTTAGGTAATTCAAAATTCATTTTATGTAATTTGTGATTTTATAATCTATTCTCTACAGGACAAATATCATGTCTATCATTAAATTCGCAGTAATTACAGTTAAAGCAATTATTTCCTGTTACGGCTGGGTATTCTATATCATGTCTGTAATTTCCTTCTTTGTCAAATACCGTTTTTACGAAATCTTTAAAACTATCTAAAGCTAAATCAGTAGATTTATTTGATTGAGCAGGCTTAAACAACTGTACTCTACTAAGAGGGAAATCATAAGCATCCGTTATTCTTCTCACTATAGTAAACCTCGTATCTATTTTTTCATAATCTAATCCTAGGCTCTTGGATAGAAAAGCCTTATATAGTAATACCTGAGATGTTTTTACTTTATCCTTCTTAGAGTAAGAACTCCATCCTTTGCCAGAAGTTTTTATATCATCTATGATTAAAGTATTGTTAAGTTTATCATAAAATAATAAGTCTATAAACAGAATAAAATAGAGAGGCTCCTCCGAATTTAGTATTTTTACCATCAGAGGAACCTCTACGCCCAAAAGCGTCCAATTTTGTCTATCATAATATGAATTATAGTTACTTCTTATATGATTTAGAATTTTTACACCTTGTTCACAAAATTCAGACAATTCCGAACTTGTGGAAAAATGTTTTCCGTAATTATTGTAATCTCTCTTATATATCTCTTTTATTTTATTTATTAACTCTATATCAAAATCAACTTTTCCATTATCTTTAGCGCTCTTGTCGTGATACAAAGTTATGTATTCCTGTAGTACTTCATGAAACGCCGTTCCAAAAGTCATGTGTATCGAAGGAGGTCTTGTACCTAGCTTTAAAGCGTAGCTCAAAAACCATTTTTTAGCACATTGACTGTACATGGAGAACTGAGAAAAAGAAACATGTCTGTGAGGTTTCTGTTTTACTTCATTAGCAAAAACTATAGCCTCATTCAACTTTACTTTTAAATCTTCCAAAACCATTTATTTTACTTATGACAATTTTTCCATATCTATTGGCTCTCCGCAAGCGTCACATACAAATGCAGGCATAGTGACAACTTTGTCTTTAGTAGTGCCAGTGTATAGCTTACTAATCCTTTTTAGGATTAAAACTTGCTTAAAATATTCATGTCCGCAAGCATCACAGCAGATAGAATCCATTTGTTCCGGAGTTATCTGTAATTTTGCAGGTTCCATTGGTGGTAAATTCATTCTTTTAGTTTTTAATAAAACGTTAAAGTAAATAAAAAGTTTTAATGTCTACAATAATTAGTTAATAATTACTAATTAATGTCCTTCTTGCCAATTTTTAGATAATTCCGGAGGTGCTTTTAAGTCTATACTTAATTTTGTAGAGTTTTCCATTATATCTTGGACTATGCTTAATCCTTCCTCTTTCTTAGAGTTCTCTATTTTAAATATTAATTGGTCATGAATTTGAGCTACTACAAGTCCTTTAATCCCTCTTTTTATAAATTCCCTGTTAACTAATAAAGCAGACTTATTAACAATATGAGCCGCCATGGACTGTATTTGAATATTCTTAGCATTATTTAGCCCATTCTTATAATCCCTATACATGTCTAAAATTTCTTTCTCGCTAAAATCTCTTTTTAAACTCTCTCTAAAATCATAATCAAGTAGTTTGTCTTTAAATTTAGTATAATATTCTTTTACTTTAGGTAAATGTCTTATTCTTCCGGATTGACATTTAATGTATCCGTTATTTTTTACAAATTCTTCGCTTTCAACCATCCATTTTTTTAGTTCCGGATATGCGTTTAAGTATCCGTCTATTAATAGTTTTGCTTCTTTTGTGGAAACCTCTATAGTTTTACCTAAAGCGAAAGCAGACATACCGTAAGGAATACCTAAAGAATAGCTTTTTGCTTTGTTTCTCAAGGTCTTGTTAACTTTCTTTAAAAAATTACTGTCTTCCGGGTCTGCTGAATATTGAGGTAATTTTTCTGTATCTATTGCAATACGGGAGTAAAAATCCCAATTCTTTCTGAATATGTCCCTAAGGCCTTCGTCTCCGCTTATATGTGCGAATATATGAGGCTCTAAACTAACATAATCACAATCTATAAAAGTAGTATCTTCGTCACAGATAAAAAAGGTTCTAATCATATTAGTGTACTTATACACTCTAGGATCTACTCCTTGATCTGATTCAAAAGGTCTCGGAAGTTGCTGCGCGTCACTACTATATCTTCCAGAAACAGTTCCGTGCTGTTGGTAATAAAAATAGTATCTCCCACCTTCGCAACTGTCTATAAATCTATCCATGTATGCTGATTTTAGTTTATTCAGCTTATTATACACAGTTAATTTCCTACTCCAATCATATTTATCACTTATTGATTCCACAAAAGACTCATTAAACTGCGCGGCACCTTTATCGGTATATGTTATTGGTTTTTCATTCAAGAAATTAAATACAAAGGATGCTAATTGTTGTTTTGAGTTAATGTTTATAAGCTCGTTGTCATTAGCTTTTTTCCATAAATTAACAGAGGAAAAAGCTAGAAGTTTTTTAAGATTATCTGAAATAGATGTAGGAGAAAAAGATTCTCCTAAAAGGTATGTTTTTATCTCGCTGTCAGGTAAAGTTAATACTTTATTTTTTAGTATTTTTATCTCATTTTTATCATTTAAAAAATGATTAGAAATCCCAGCCAATTTAACAAGTTCCGGTAAGATGGCGCCTCTTACTGGGGTCCATTCATTACCCTCTTTCTTGAAGGAGGGGTACTTACTATTAGCAGTAGAATAAACCCAACTTTTAAATTCATTAGACTCTCTTAAAGAAGCATATACCTCCTCTTTTATAGCTTTTATGTCTTCTACAATATCTTTCTGAGCTTTTTTTATTTTGTCAAAGTCCATTAAAATTCCCTCTCTTTCCATAGGAACCGTTACTTCTTTGTACAGAGGCATTACTTCGACATTATAGAAAAAATCTTCTAGTCCTTCTTTTTCTAATACTTTAGAAAAAAGAAGATAAATCCTCAATGTTAAGTCTGTATCTGCACAGGCATACTTTGCTAGAATACTTAAATCAGCCTTATATATTTCAAAATTATCCTGGGTTATAAGACCTCCGTTATTTTTTACGGACTCTTTCATTAAAATCTGTTCCTCGTTCGCTTCTTTGTCGACATCTAAATCTATATACTTTTGAACAAGTTTTCCGATAGACTTAAGGGCGAATGGCCTGCCATATCCAATAGATCCCTCCTCTCTAGTTGTGTGGACTAGTAAAATAGTATCTGCGTGTAAAGATGGGAGTAAATCAATTCCATAATTACTTAGTACAATAGAAGTATCATAAGAGGCATTGTGCATTATTAGCTTCTTTCCTACTAATTTATTGATAAGACCTTTGGCTAATTTAACATTACTGTAAGAATCTGTAGACAAAGCAATTAGTTCTTGTTTTTCTACAGACCACTCATGAGTAGGTAGATAGTAGGATAGCCCAGGCTCAAACCCAAATGACATGCCTACAATAAGGTCTTTCCTTACGTTAAGACCTGTTGACTCCACGTCGAAACTTATGATACTGTAGGTATTTATCTTCTCAGCTAAATCCTTTACTTCATCTAAGTTTTTACATGTAATATAATTTTTTATGGTTGCCATAACCTTTTTTTATAAAAACCAAATGTATTATAAGTAATCCGAAATAAATTTTAACATCTCCTCTATTGTAGCATCTCTTCTTCCTGTATTCGCAAAAATAGTAGTTAAAACAACATTATCTTTACGATACCCAATATTATTATCTAACCTATCTAAACTAGGCTTCCTTAACCTATCTTTCATTGTAAAATCTATTGGTATATTTAGCCAATAACACATTCCGTTTTGCTTTTCTTTTAACTCTTCTAAAAAATTACCATTTACTTCTTTATCTCTAAATCTCTTCTCTTTACTTTTATCACTCTCATTTTCTTCTTTTTTCCTAGTTTCTCTACCTATTACACCATTTAATACTCTATACTTCCAGTTACCATTGTAACATTTTTTACAAACACATCTCCTCTTTCCACTTCCTTTAAAATGAAAATCTTCATCTTCTTTTGTAATGTTACAATTACTGCATTTTTTCATATAATCGTGTTAATCTTTTAAATCATCAAAATTAGTCCATTCTTTATCTCTTAATATTAATGCTATATATCCAATTAAATCAACTATATCATTTTTTCTTAATTCAGGAGATGTTTGGATTCTTTTCAATTTATCATCAATTCGATATCCAAATTTATGCTTTCCTGTAAAAATATTTAATGGAGAGTCCGCTGCTCCATTATATTTAGCATCTTTGTATAAAACTAATTCTTTCAAATTATCAAATATTTCTTCTAATTCGTTTTTTTTAAGTCCAATCATTTTTTCTTTTTTATAATAACCAAATAACAATATAATAGTTTTAAGAAGAGAGGCTAAAAAGCCTCTCTAATTTTATTATCATCCTTCGCAAACAATACATTCAGAATATAAATCTCTCTGTTGTTTACTATCAGCTCGTAAATTACTTTCTGATCTTAAATAGTACAGAGCTTTTATTCCTAGTTTCCACGCTTCAATGTGAACTTGATTTATCCATTTAGCAGGAGCGTCGTTAAAAAAAGCAAGATTCAAAGATTGTCCTTGATCTATATACTCTTGTCTAACGGCAGCTTGTCTAACTAATTCTAACTGATTAATTTCCTTAAAGGTTCTAAATATCTCCTTCTCCTCTTCTGTCAATTCATCTATATTTTTAACAGAACCTTTATCCTCTGCAATTATATCCCATGTTTGAGGGGTATTTAATCCTTTTTCGTCTAGCAATGTTTCCAAATCCGGATTTCTTCTTAAGTGAGCTCCTTTTGCGTCATCATCCATGTATAAGTTGGCGGCAAATGGTTCAATTCCTTGGGATACCCCTCCGGCTAATTTTGATGAACTTCTATTAGGTGCTACGGCAATACACGTTAAATTCCTGTATCCGCTACCTTTACACCATGTAGGCTCCCCAAATTCATTAGCCATCCACATAGAAGCCTTATCTGATTTCTCTTTCAAGTGACTAAAGATAACTCGAGTTAAAGAAGTTGCTTGTATGCCTACGAAAGGAATCCTCATTTTTTGTAGCAATGAAGCCCATCCTAATGCTCCTAATCCTAAAGCCCTAGATTTTTCAGCAAATCTTATAGAGTCTTCAATTCCTTGGATGTATTTAGCTTTTTCTAAAAATTCGGAAATAACTGCGTCTAAAAATATAGTAGCATAATAAACTGCATCGGTTTTTGACCACTCTTCCCACTTATATAAATTCATAGAAGATAAGCAACATACAAAAGTGTGATTTTCATCCGAAGGTAACATTATTTCTGCGCATAATTGACTGTGTCTTACCTTGAGATTATATGTAGAGAATGTACTTTTAAGATTAGCGTTAGCGTTATCCGTAAAAAAAGTGTAAGGCTCTCCGGTTTTAACGCGAGTTTTTATATGCTCTAGCCACAATTCTCTCTTGCTACCATTCTTATTAACCACCTCTTCCATAAAATCATTGGAGAATTTAGCACCCATGTGAATATTATGACATTGTCTATTAATATCCCCTTTAGGTTCTCTAATTTTTAAGAAGTCGGCAAATTCAGGATGGTTTGCAGATAGGTATAAAGCTACTGCACCTCTTCTCATTTTACCCTGCTTAGATGCTATAATAGTAGAATCAAAAGACTTCATAAAAGGTATAATTCCATCAGTAGTACCATTAGAGCCATCTTTTATTAGAGCTCCCTTAGGTCTAATTTCAGAAAAATCATAAGCCGTTCCCCCGCCATGTTTAGATAATACGGCCATCTCGAGATTTTTCCTATATATATCGTACATAGAATCTCCAATATATCCACCAAAGCATGAGATAGGCAATCCTCTGTTAGTTCCAAAGTTACTCATTACCGGAGTTGATGGTATTAGCCAACCATTCCAAAGTATCTCGAAAAACTTGGAAAATAATTCGGGTTTGTTTAAATAAGTTGCAGCCGTACTAGCTATTCTATTATAAGCATCTTTAGGAGTTTCTTTATTTTGTAAATAACCCCCAAGCATCGTTGTTAAGTATAAGCTATTATTGCCCCACTCCGGTATGTCGTCTATGGACCAACCTTGTTTTTTAGCTAAATCGTGTAGTTCGTTCATTGTTTATAATTTAAAATAAGTCATCACTGTTCCAATCTTCGTTAGGTTTTGCATATCCGGTTTCCCTGTTATCAAAGAAATCAGTTTGTTGCTCACCAGACACCATAATGTAAAACCAAGACATATTCTCCATTGATTTTGGGTTTACTTTATATACAGGCTCTAATCCTAATTCAACTAGTTTTCTATTAGCTCTGTCATACATAAAATTCTTGAGATCTTGTTTTGATATGGTCTCTAATTCTCCCATTTCAAAAATACTCTCTATGTATAAGAATTCATTTACAAGAGATAATTGAACTCCTTCTACTATACTTTTTTTGAATTCAGATGTCCAGATGTCAGGATTCTCTTTAACTAGTTCTCTAAACAACTTACATCCTGCTTCGCTATGTAAACTTTCATCTCTTACGGAAAATATCATTTGTTGTCCAATACCTTTTAGCCTGTTTGATTTTCTAAAAGAGAGAAGAACTGCAAAAGAACTAAACAATTGAATGCCTTCGGCGCATGCGGAAAATAATGCTAGACTTCTTGCGATGTTTGATATAGATGTATCATTTTTATCTACATCAATCAGAACTTGCAATTTATTCATAGTAGCCTCATCTTGCATGAATGCTTGAAAGTCATCTAAGCCTAAAGAATCATTTAAATAAGAGTAGGCTGTCGCATGTATTGTTTCAAATGATCCAAATGTTACTGCCATCATCTTGATTTCAGGAATTGGAAACCACGTAGTAACATATTGTGACCAGTAATCATTTACATGTGTTTCAGTTTGGGCAAATCCTTTTAAGATGTTACCTATGACATTTTTTTCAGATTTTGTAAGATTTTCATCCCAATCTTTGATGTCTTTTTGCATGTTAATTTCCGTATGCAACCAGTGGGCGTTCTGCTGTTTGAACCAATAATCATAAGCCCATTGATACTCAAATGGTTTAAAATGCAATCTCTCTTTTAGTAAAGGCATAATGTGAAAAGTTGAATGTTTATAATTTTGTTTTCGGTAAAAATAAATACCTGACTAACTTAAATTTCATTGTACTCTTTAAAAAATCTATCTACTTCGGCGGGGTCAAAAGCACTTGAATTTTTTGGAGCGGGACCTCTATCATCATCATCTACATCTGCTATTAGACTATTTATGACATGCTTTCCACATCTTGTATCTAATGCTCCTTCAAATGATAATCCTAAATCTCCTAATCTTGATGCTACAATGTGATAAATGTTTTTTCTTGATAATGAGAACATGAAATCACATACCATGAGAACATTATATGATTCTGCAATGTGTTCTCCATTTACAATTTTAGCTGATTCGGATGTTCTATTTGCTTGAGATGGAACCCATGCTGGAACTCTATATTCATCTGCTATGTTTCTAATGTCTGTAAAGATTTCATCTAATGCAAATCTCTTCTCTGTCTTTGTAGATTTTAGTAATTTTGGATCATCTATAATGATTAATCCCGGCGAAATTCCTTGATGGATACACTGATCTAAATGTCCTCTGATGGTCATTGTTGATGCCTTGTACGCTCCGTATTTCTTAATGATTAACTTGCCTGGAATTTCATCCATTTTCTTATTGATAAAAGGCATATTATCCTTAGACAAGTTATCTAATGATATGTCTGTGATGTAAGCGTCAATTCTCTTTGAAATTTGAGTAGGATATAACTCCATGGTATAGTAGATTACGTTTACTCCTAACTCCATAGCGTGAGCAGCTAAGGATATTAGTAACCATGATTTACCTCCCTTTGGCGGACATAGTACAACACCTAATTCACCATAAGATAAACCTCCTTTCATATAGGAATTAAGAACAGGCCATGGTGTAGGAATCGGATTTCTATCATCTTCCATGTATCTGTTTTCTAAAGTTTCCTCATACATGTAGCCTAAGTCCAACTCTGATCCGGCGTTGTGTGCTTTGTTTATGGCAGAAAATGCAGCATCAAAATCATTTCTTTTAACTAAATCAACAGCACTTCTCAAAGCTTTTACGTACTCTCTATTCCTGCAAAACTCCACGATTTTATCCTTAACGTGTTGCAAGTCCTTTGAGTCAGCGAAATCTAAAGAACTCTTAAGAAACATGTAAATACTCTGGGCGTGTATTTTGTTTCTCTCCGTTTGGGAATCACTTTCGTCCTTGTTTGCTAACTCCTTAATGTTTATTTTCAAAACATCTATTGTGGGTTGTATTTTGTATGTCTCATAATAGTCATACATTTTTTCTACTACCCAAGACATAGCTTCGTTCTCAAAATAATTTGGATCAAGAATGTCGATAATGCGAGTAAAGAAATTCTCGTCATTAAGTAAATTGTACAAAACCTTCTTTTGAAAATCCGTACCAAAAGAATTTAATAAATTGGCGGTCATTATTTATGATTTTAATCTGTTTACAAAGTTTCTATGCCATGAATCAAAGTCATTAATCCTAGAGAAAAGTCCGTCGAACGCAAACATTTGCATAAATTCATAGTCATAACTAGCGGGTACAAAATCCTGCAAAATTCTTCTTATTGCACTTTTTGTATGGTAAGAAACATCAACGTTATGTAACTGAATTAACTTGTAGTTTAATTCTAATTTGTCAAAATCGTTAATGAGATTATCTAACCCTTTGTATTTTTTACCCTCTGAAATCAAATCTTTTGCCCGGTTATAAAAGAAATCCAAATCTTCTATTTTAGTATTTCTTATTTCCGGAAAAAATTTAATTATGTTTTTTTCTCCTATAGAACCGAAGCTAGGAATGTTGTCGCTGCGGTCCCCTACAAAAGCCTTGTAATATACGAAGTTTTCTGGGATAATTCCAAATTCTTCGGTAACTTTTTTCGGAGAATACATAATTTTTTTTGTAGGGTTATAAACTTGTATGTTTTCCGATACTAACTGGAGGTAGTCTTTATCAGATGACATTATAAATTTATATTTGTAATCATCTAAGTCATTTGAGTTTATGAGAATAGAAATAACATCGTCAGCTTCAACTCCGTCCATGATTAATTGAACAACAGGTAAATTATTTAAATACTCTATAAGTCTTCTAATTTGTCTTTCTGATTCTTTATCTGTACTTTCTGTCTTACTTTCGGTTAGTCTATTTAACTTAAGTCCTTTATGTTTGCCGGATTTATATCCTTTGTACATTTTTTTTCTCCGTACAGATCCTCCTTGACCATCAAATACAACAATAACTTTATTTATATTGTAAGTCTTAACAAAAGAAAACATACTTTCTAAGAATCCAAAGGCACCTCCTATTGTGTGCCCATCCGTGTTCAATGTCGGATAGGCACAAAAGCATCTGATAAACAAATTAGTTCCATCTATTATAAGAACAGTCTTTTCGTTAGACATAAATCTATGATTATCTAACAATTTTGATAAATCAATTGTCATCTTCCGTTTCTTCTATGTGAATGAATGGAGTAGAATCTCCTTCGTCGCTACCGTCTCTTTTAATGTATGTTGTAATATAATAATCAGAAATATTAGAGAATATATCTTTACGTATTTCTTCCCTAGAAAATAGCTTATCGTGAAAATCTTTCCTTTGAAATTTTATTTCCTCTATAATTTCTCCGGTCTCTCTATTGCAATATTTATAAGTATACCAGGGTCCGGAAGCTGTTGCAATTCCTTTGTCTTTTAGGAAATCCATAATTGAACTTACATCATCAATTCCTGAGTTATACATAATATTGAAGGATGCTTTTCTATGAGGAGGTCCTATTCTATTCTTGATAATCTCTGCTTCCGTAGTAATACCTAAAGGCAAATCTTTTTCAGGACCCTGTATTTTTCCTTTCTTGACTAACTTAACTCTTATGGATGAGTGAAAACCAATAGCCTTACCTCCTGATGTAGTGTAAGAATCCCCCATTCCTGGTCTAGCCTGTAGATTCTGCCTAAGTTGGTTAGTGAAAATTAAAAGAATCTTTTCTCTGCCTAACAAGTTTGTAAGTTTACGCATGGCTTTAGATATAATGATTGCCTTTTGCGTAGCCCATCCATCTTTGTCATAATTACCCTCAATCTCGTCCTTTGTACTTGCTCCCATTACTGAATCCACAACAATAGTTACGATAACATCTTTATTAGATGCTCTCATTTGCTCTATTATAGTTTCGACTGAATTAAAAACATCTTCTATAACTTCATGCTGCACATATACGAAGTTCTTTTTTAAATCTACACCAATAGCACTTAGAAATTCTTTACTCACAGCACTCTCTGTATCTATAATAATTCCAATTCCTCCTTTCTTTTGTGTTTCTTTTATAGCGTGAGCAGCTAATAAAGATTTTCCGGATTGTTCTAGTCCTATTAATTCTACAATTTTACCTACAGGATACCCGCCATTTTCTCTATTGGAGATAGCCATATCTAGTGTTGTACATCCGGTAGGTATAAAATCACTAACATTTGTAGGTGCTAACGTAGAGTCTTCTAGCTTGTAAGCTACAGTCCCTATGTCTTTTTTGTACTTAGCATTTATCGCATCTATCAAAGATGATGCAAAAGATGTATCAGTCCTCTCTTGGGAGGATTCCTTTTTCTTTGCCATAATTAACGTTTTTTTATATAGAATCTAGAAATTTAGAAAAATCGTCTTCAAGTGATTTGGTAGCTACTGGTTTTTCAACCTGTTTATTTCTTACCTCTTCCGTAGTTTCTTGTGTCTTTGTGCCACCTCTTATAATCTCTGTTGATTCCGGTGCCTTGCTTTTCGAGAATAAAGATCCCGCTAAAGAAGTTACCATTTTTTCAATCTCTTCTTTTGTATGAGTAACGTACAAATCCTCAATATTTCCCATTTCCTCATACTGTCTCTTAAAATCCTCAATAGTATAGCCTTCTTCCGCTCTTTCTATCAAATTAGTCGGGCTTCTCTTTGCTGTAATTTCTACTCCACCTCCCGAAGGTTTAGTAATAACTAAGTCAGTTCCTATTTTTAAGTCAAAGATTTTTGACGAGTCTTCTCCTTCTTCCTCGAAAATAGTATTCATGATATTGAATATTTTCTCGTAAGTCTTAGTGTTTACAGGCCATACTTTGATTCCTGACGATTCCTTTCCTCTTATTAGAACAGGAACATAGTAAAATTTTTGAGGAGAGAAGTACTTAATAAACTGCTTGTTGTTCTCATAATCTTCTCTGTACAATTTGTTTGCGAAAATCTCGGCAGGATCTTCTTGTTGGAAGGTCTTAGGGGATGCAAACTCATAATTGGCTAGACCTATTTTTGTAACGAAATCTCTACCATGAAGATAGACTGTGTAAAAAGGCCACTCAGGGTCTCTTTTATTTGGTACTATCCTAATGGTAGAAGTTCCGGATGTAGGTCTCCAAATATAATCAAAAATGTTTTTACCTTTCTTTCTACCTGTAGGGCCGGAGTTAGAAAGTTTACTCGCTTCTTGTTTGAAACGTTCTGCAAAATTACTCATAACTATATAAATTAAATGTTAGAAATATTCTTTTTGTAAAGAAACTTTAAGTCAATTATTCTCAATCCATCAGATCCTGTCACTATTAGGCAATTCTCGTAAGCATACCAGTCAATTTTATAATTAACATCAAGTTTACCATTATTCGATTGCTCTATAAGTATGTTAAGGCCATTTAGAGTGAATAAAGTTCCGGTTTCTTTATTTCTATGTAATATAAGGGTGGACGGAAGTAATGTAAAATCTTCCTCTCTGATAACATTGTAACTTAAAATTAGTTCATCATTATCGGATGCATTTCTAAAAACAAATACACTATCGTTTGTTATATCATAAGTGTTTCTAATAGTCTTCAATGTACTTTCTATAAAATGCGGGTGGCAAAAAGTACATAATAATTTTGTAGGTTTCCTCTCAATCATGTTTTCATGTTTTCCAAATCAAAAGATTTCATGTTAAAATAGTTTTTTCCAATTTTCACAGATGAGCTAAACCCAGAATCGTTTATAATCTTTTGTATTCCCCTTAATGTTTCCAATCCATCTTCTCTGTCAAAATCTAATAAGAAAGAATCATACACATATAATACGATTTGCGTTTTCTTCGACTGCAAATATACAATAATTTTACTAATAATGTCAAAAAAATGTTCAACTTCCATTAATTGTATAACATAAGAGAATAATTTTCCTTTTGTGTAGGAGTAATCATCTTTTAGATTCGATAGTTTTAAAGTTCTTACACAGTATGGAACAATAACTTCTTTATCTTGAACCATTTGACTATATATCGAATCCCTATATTTATACAATGCACTAAAGAAAGGAATCTTCTTAGCATCCCCCCTTTCAGAATAAATATTAGTGAAAGTGATTTTTTTAGCTTCATCGTATTCTTGCGGGGATATATTATTCTTCTTGAAATACATCTTTGCTAAATACATGTGAACATCTTCTTCTTCTAATGTATATCCAATGGCCTTTGCAATCAGATATAAATGAAATGACTTAATATCAAATTCCACTAATATCCCTCTATCATGCCTAGAAATGAATCCTAAGCGATGTTTTTCATCTTTTGGTATTGCGCTAAGGTTAATACCATTACATGTCCCTACGGGCCTTCCTGTGGCATTGTATAGCATGTATTTAGGATGTAATAAAGATATTGTTAATTTCTTATTGTAAACTTCATTTATTTGAGGAATGTCAATGCATATTCCATTATCTCTAATATGATTTAAAGATGATAGAATAGATGTATATTTTTCAATTACAGATGATTTTTTATCCAATGTGCTTAAATAGGATAGCTGACTATTAAAACATCTTAAGAACATGTAATATGGAATATAGATGTTATAGGATGTTGATGGATAATAAAATCTTTTGTACTTAGATGTAAATGAATATAAATCTCCTAAATAATCTGTATCTCCTTTGTTTAGCCAATATAGTAATGGGAACTCGGTTGAAAATTTACTAGGGAAATAATAATCAAAGATGTATTTAGATGAAGCTATTACATAATTAAATGATAATAATGTCTGTAATGTCTCTAATGTTATGTTTGATTTAAATTCTTCATGTTGTAATGCTATTGAATATGACTCATTTGATTTGTAGTCATGTATAAATAACATAGAGAGCCCCTCCGAAAAATTTGACATATCTTTCGGAATAGGAAACACAAAGGAACCCGAAAAATTAGTTTGGACCTCCCTTAGTTGATCCTCGTTCTCAATAACCATCATCTATATAAAACTCATTATAATTTACAATAAACCTCTTAAGTCCTGGAAAAGTTGTATCTGCACTTAAAACTTCATTCCTGTTTAATTGCGCTACTTTAACTTTATCTCCACGGACTTTCCAATAGATTTCTGCAAATATAAGTCTATTTTTGTTATCCTGCAAGTTTTTAGCAGAAAAATAATCATCTTTTTTAATTTCGGTTATAGATGTTATTGGTTTTATTCTTTTTTGGTAAAAATATCTTTTAAAATAAAGACCTTCTTCTTCTATAACTTCTTTTGTTGGTGTGTATGGATTTATGTTAATATACTCTACCATGGGCTCCGAACCAAGAGAAGAATATACCCTTCTCTTAAATTCGTACTCTAAAAATAATCTTTTTCTAGTATCCTTCCCGTTTATACCTGCGTATGGTATTCTGTTGGTATAAAAATAATATCCTTTGTATGACATGTTATTTTCATCCCATAAAAAACCGCCTTCTGTATAGAAAAAATTAGCCATGATTTATTTTATTTTATGCTCCTAAGGTAGGCGTTCCCGGAGGTACAACTGTACAAATGGA